TGTCGTATAGCTGAGGAAGCAATCGAGACCATTAACTGATACATTTTATGATACCATCCTGACTCATTAATATTAACATACTCATCTACTAATTTGCGGGACACAAACGGACAATCATTATAGGATGACCAATTCACATCAGTGTTTGTAAGTCTCGACTGCTTTTCTTTTAAAATCGCATCACGAATTGCTGCTGGTAAACGATCTAAGAATGCTGCTGAATTCTTTTCAACATATTCATGTTTATCCATCATTTCGTAAGGATTTATAAACTCGCCTTTACGATTTGTAAATATAAAGTTGTAAGCATTGGGATATTTTGCTGGTACGTAATACATACGACTCAGATCTTTTGTTTGTGCATCACCAATGTTACCTAGTTCTGTATTAAGTGCATACCAAAAGTGTTTAATCTTATCATTTGGTATAGGTGTTGTAAGTGGAAATACTAACCTAAACTTAGGAAATTCTTTTGTACTACTTGCTGTAGAATAACAAACATAATAGTATTCACCAAACTTATCAAATAACTCCTCTTCAAGATTACCTTTGAATTCATGATCGTCAACATCAATAGCTGCCCAACCAGCCCATGATGTGACATTATCATTTTTACGAGTAGATCCAGGAGTATAAACCGCAGGTGAGATCAGAGGAGAGGGTTGTTTTTTTGGTTTCTCACCTTTAGGCGGTTTATATCCTGGTTGAGCGGCAATATTATACAATAGTTTCTCAAACTTGGACCAATCTGTAAAGTCCATACGTTTGTCTGTCTTATTATCATAGACACTATCGAATAATGTTAAACTCTGTGTTTCTTGCATTTTACTTATCTTTTGCGTAAGTTGTTAGAAAATGATCAATTGGAACGATTGTACCATGATTACCTTCATGGCTTGGATTCTGCCAACCTTCAGGTTTCACTAGATCTGGAAGACCGAGTGGATTAGGTCGTTCTTTCTTAATACCAATTTCTTTTGCCATATTTGCTTTATGAACTTCGTCCCAAGCTTTATAAGCATCAACATTAAATGCATTCAATGTACCGATTGCAACAACACATAAATCAATACAAGCATCAACAATTTCTTCAGGATTATCAAGTTGTGTTTTAAGTTCAGTTAATTCTTCTTCGAGGAAATCAACACGAAACTGTAGAAACTTACGTTTAGTTTCATCATCTGCAGTTTCCATAAACTTATTCACACCATATTTAGTGTGCATATCTGCAATATCTTGTACCCAATCTTTAGACATTCAAATTACTCCATTTCTTTAGTTTTTCTCGTTTAGCAGCTTTAGCTTGTTCTACTGCTTCACTATTAATTAGATTGTATTCTTTCAACAATTCAACCATACACATCAAATCACCAACTTCTCGTTCAAGAGGTGGAATAGATGTAGACGTATCAGATGCAAATCGAATTACCTTCGATGCTTCAACACTTGCTTCTGCGCATTCTTCCATGAAGATAACAAGTAACTCCATTGTTTCTAGTGCTTGGTCCATGGTCATATATTCTCCTGTTTATAGACTATTATACCATAGTCTTCATTAAAAGTAAACACTTTATGCGAAAAAATCTTCAAGACTTACTACCGGTTCAGGTTTCCAACCAATCGCATCTAAGATAGGAATGATCGGATCAAGAAAGGTTTTCTCGAATTGTGTGTTATAATCTACATAACTATTTAGTTGAAGTTCAGGTGGCAAATATTGAGGGAATGAGATAACATTCTCTTTGATTGGATTCGGAACTTTGAGATAACAGAATTTAATCTTTTCACCATTTTGAACTAACTCATACTTCTTCTGAAGTCCTTTGTCTTTGACATAATAATTATATAGTAAAGCACCACGCACATGGATTGGAGTACCTTTAGCGTAGATGCCTTCACGTTTACGAGACCACTTGCTGACGTCATTTACACCACGTGGAAATGCTACATCTTCTGCAGGTAGACTTGTAAAATGGTCACGAAACTGAGATATAGCTCTTTGAGTTTTATCTTCAGATCCAGTAACAATAACTTTGAATAATGCTTTAAGCGCATCACGACAGACTGCAGGTGTAGAAGACTTGATTGCTTCAATACCCATAATCTTGAGTTTAGGTTGTGCATATTGAACACCTTCTGAGTTGTGTACATTTAGAATGTATCGTTTCTTTGCAGTCCATATACCACGATCAGCAATAACTTCTCGAGCCATTTCCATTCGAGGTGTATAACAAGTAAATTGATTATAGAGATCGTCGTATGCTTGTGCTAGCATAGGAATAAACTGATCTTCACAAATCTTGTCAATGTTTGCTACGTGATTATCTTTGATATATTTCTCGACCATAGGTCCGAAATTTACATAAACAGAATCGGTGTCAATAGCAATCACGTAGTCTTGGTCTTGAGATTGACATACTTTATTCATGAATTTGTTTACTGCTTTTTCAGCCCAACGAATAACTGTTTGACCTGTTAGCGTGATACCTTCGGCTATCCGTAAATCAAAATAGCGGAAGTATTTATTACCAAGAGCACCATAGAGAGAGTTAAGAAGAATCTTAATCGCCATCTGCTGGTTTTCATATCGTGCAATATCTCGTTCAACTCGATACAATTCTTGTTTATCATCTTTATTAATCTTCTCTTTCTCTTGTTGTGCGTCAAGCATCTTACGTTTAACTGCTTTACGTTCACTGTAATAATCTACAATAATCTTTGGTAAAACACCTTGTTCATCTTTCTTAAAGTAAACACCATTTGCAGCAAGTGCATATTGTGGATGTTGATTAGTAATACCACTTAGACATTCATCAGGTGTAATATCTTCACGCATACCTTCAACAATAGTTTCAGGCGACATATTCCATTGAACAATGATATTAGGATAGAGTGAGTTAAGATCGAATGATACTACCCAATCGTGCATACCAACTTGAGGTGGTTTGACATAACCACCAGGATAATCAGATTTAAACTTCTCGTTATTTGGTGGTACAATGATACCACGTTCAGATAAGTCACGATAGATGATTGAATCCCAAATAGCTGTAGTACCCATCGTATCTGCGTAGTTAACACCACCTTTGTATGCGATAGTCAATGCTAGAGTAATTAAACCCATTTTATCTTCGAGTCGATCAACGAGTTCTACGTCTTTGATGTTATAGTCGATAAACTTTTGGAAATCATGTTTGTATAATGAATGTAGATTACTGTATTCATCATAAGATAACTTACGTTCATCAAGAACTACATGTGCAATATGATCGAGTTTGTATGATTCTTGTGCACCATACGAATAACCAAATTTCTTGAATAGCTCGAGATAATCGAGTTGTGCGATACCATTTAAGTCCCAATATTGTTGAGATCGTCCAGCAACACGTACTTCGCGCTGCTGAATCAAACCCCATGGAGACATCTTTTTGGCCATATCTTCGCCGAATAACTTCATAATACGATTCATAAGATAAGGAATATCAAAGAATCGTGTGTTCCAACCTGTGATAACATCAGGATTATGAACACCGCTATGCCAATGTGCAACAAATTGAATGAGTAATTCACGTTCAGATGAACATTTAGTATAACGTACAGCATTATCTTTCATAAGAGATTTACTTACATCATAGTCATATAAACCCCAAACATAATAAATGTTGTCGATATTGTTTTTGATTGTGATCGAAATAACTTCGTGATTAGCTTGATCAGGCTCAGGGAATCCATCGTCTGATGCAACTTCGATATCGATAGTTGATACATTGATTCTATCTCGATCGAATTTGATTTCACCTGGAAACTTTTCGTATATGAATTGAGCAATATAGTTTTTATTGCCATATAGAGTTTGATCTTTACCGAATACACCATTCCATTGCGCTTCATAATCTTTTACGTCACGCATGGTATCAAAGAGTTTAGGTGCTACTCGTGTACCATCAAGGGCAAATGCTGTGCCATTTGGATTAGCAACATACATTGTAGGTGAGAACTTAATACGTTCTTCGTATCGATGATTATCTTTATAACCTCGATAAAGTAATTGATTGCCGTAGCGAGTTACTGATGTGTAAAATTCCAAGTATTATCTCCAATGATTAGGTCTATTATAACATAAAGTGGCATGAATGTACATGCTTTTTTACATAATAATTTTCTTTTCATTGGAAGGTGTTACTATCTTAGAGAACATCTGTTGATATTGATTTTGTAAATCTTGTACTGGATCAACCATAAACATAACCATCGATGTATTAATATCAAATCCTTTTGAAGCATCTGAATAAGCCATGAATGGTGCTAGACCAAGTTGATTCTGTTGAGTTGGGATTAGAATCGCTACATCAGTTAAAACGATTTTACCATCTGCTTCTTTTACATCAGCGATAAGTTCTTCACCAGTAGAGATTCGTACGATTTTAATATTTGCCATTATATAGTCCTTGCATTATAGTGAGGGAGGCGAACCTCCCTCGATTCATATTTTATTTATTAACCTTCAAACAATAGTTCAGGTTGTTTCATTTCAAGTGAACCAATTTCAATCTTACGAGCTTTCTTCTCTTCAGGAACAATTCGCTCAAGACCAATAGTAAGTACACCGTTTGTAAGATCTGAACCATTTACTTCTACCATTTCGTTTAGAGTAAAAGTACGTTTGAACTTACGAGCTGAGATACCTTTATGAAGGAATTCATATCCTTCAGGATCGTCGCCTTTGATTTCACCAGTAATTGTAAGTACATGCTCTTTCAATTCGATGTCAAGATTATCTTCTGAGAATCCTGCAACAGCAAGTTGAATGACATAAGTGTCTTCACCTGTTTTTACAATATTATGTGGTGGATAAGATGGTTTTTGATTAACGTTTACTCGTTCTAATTCATCGAATAGACGATCAAAACCAATGAAATGCGGGAACATATTCCCGAAATGATTGCTTATAGTCATGTTAAAGACCTCCTTTATTAAGCAAGGTTATACAAGTTTGGACCAGATTATTCTGCATCCAATTTTATTTATAATACTATTATACCATAGTTTTATAAAAAAGTAAAATATTTTTTAATAAAATGTCATTTGTACAAATGCGGCTTCTTTTGTACCAAATGAATACGGAAGAACATTACTAAGATCTGGAACAGTAACATTAATAGTTTGACCCGATATAATATATCTTCTTGTTTGCATTGCTAAACTTTGAGCTTCAAAATCTACGTCGAATACTAAGTCATCATGAGTAATAGTTATATCCCAATCCCAACCAGCAGTATCTGATCTATAAGTACCAATTGCGTTATAAGTAACATGATGTGTTAAGTTGGCTGGAGCGCCGGAATAAGTAATACCTGCTGTATCATGCTCAAAAGAATAATTATACGTATCTCCATTTGAAGGATTAGGATTATTATTAAATGCTTCAAGATTCATCGAATTGATACTAGTACCTGCCTGAAGGAATTGAGAATGACCTGTTGAACCAGAAAACTTAGCTTCAGAATTTGTAGTTTCATATGATATTGCTAAATCTACAGTTACTGTACCGGTATAATTTATTCGACCAATATAAGGACCATTCCCAGTTAATGTTGTTGGTTGAATTTTACTTTTTATATTATTAAAATAATTTTCACCAGTTGTAGCATCTTCATCAGATTGATCTGTAAAATCTGGATCTAAATATTCAGGTATTTTTTTCCATTCATTATATGCATCTGTATTAGTTGGATTTTGATCAATAAGAAGTCCAGCACTCAAAGCTTGTTGTACGTCCCAACCCATAGCTCCAGCTAGATCAGCATCTAAATCACCTTGACTAAATCCTGTACCAGCAATATCCATAATTTCTTTTAAAAATCCAATACCAAAAGAAACTTCTCTATTACTTTTTTCAGCTAGCATCAATGATACTGCATAATGATCAAGTTTATCTGATTCGAATGTGACATTTGGATAATATTTTGCAATATGATCTTTTACTGGTTGTACTTTATTGGATA